TAGCGAGATACTTAACGTATTCATCGTCATACTGGAAGTCTGCACGAGTCTTAGGAGCATATTTTGCAGGATTCTTAACTTTGTCAATTTCTTCAGCTAGTCGCTTGTCAAATTCTGCTCTAAGATTAGCAATTTCCTGCTCATGCTTAGCTTTCTGTCTTGCGAACTGCTTGTGAAAAGAATACTGAGCTTTTTCCAAGTCTGTGTATTGACGTTGATTATTATTTGCCTTTCCGATGTTGCTGTTCACATCTGTATTTTCTACTTCATTAGATGCTTCGCTAGGACTATTGTCAGCTACAACGCCTGCTTCTTCTGATGGTTCGACAGCTGTTGATTCGGTTGAAGCAGCTGATTCTTCTACTGTATCAACATTCATATTATCAAGGATTTCTTCATCCATATTTTTTATACCTCTCATAACGCTGAATTTGCTGAATGTAAGTGGCAGCGTTCCATCCTACATTATTATTTATATATGATTGAAAAATTATTTTTTACAACATGTACCTATTCTGTAATTCTCTATCTGCTTCAATTAGTCCAAGTGGAATAATGTCTTGTGTATATGTCAAAGCAAGAGCATCAGCAAAGTCAGGTGACCTACCAATGTTCAATTTTATTTCATCCTTAGGTATAAGTTGAATTTTATTGTTATTATTTAGTATGTATTTAGTTGCGTGTAATTCTCTTGACAATTCATCAGTTATACCTTTTAGTCCATATTCTTCTATGCCTTTCTTCATGTTGATATACATTTCAGCACGTTGATTAGCATAAGCAGAATTATTTGCTCTTCCACCAAATGGAACTAACACTGCATTTATACCAGCTTCAGTTAGTCTTTCGTGTAAATCTAGTCCATAAGCTTCGTCTATAGCAATATGTGAAAGATTTGCTTTACCATGTGTCATTATTAGACCTCTTACAGTAGAGCAAAGTTCTGCATTAGAAGCAACTTTCTTTTCAACTATGTCTAAGATTTCATTTTGATTTCTTACAATAATTACATTGCTATCTTTACCTAGACCAGAACAGTCAATTCCTATTGCATAACCTTCATTATTTCTCTGTAAGAATTTAGGTGCAGATGTCAAAAGTCTAGAAGTGAACAATACACCAGTTGAGTTATCTTCAACCAATTCACCATAAAGCTCTTGACGTAGCATATTGTCATCTAGGCAAGTAGCCTTAACTAGGTCAAGCGTACCTTGTGTAATGATGTCTTTATCAAGAAGTGACATCATATTACCACGGATAATTTCAATCTTATCTGGGTCAGCTTTTCTTACAAAATCATTCCACCAAGTACCAACACGAGGTGTAGTCATGCAATAGATTTTAGGCGAAATTCCTTTACCACGCATACAGAATGCCATAGTACCGAAGAAGTTGGCAGGTGCTAGGGCAATCTCGTCACAAATAGCAATACCAATTTCAGTAAATCCACGACATGCTTCTATATTTTCGTAAGATAGACCATAGATGACACCTTTACCACAAGTAATCTTATGAGCATTCTGATTATAGTGGTAACTGACACACATTTCATCAAGACGCTTGGTAATTTCAGATAGCAAGTTCTCAGCAAGAGCTTTATAGTCCTGTGCCCATACAAGAATCTTCTTACCTTCTTTAACTCTCAAAGCACCAATCAAAGACGCAATGAAAGACTTACCTGATGAACGCCCACAGTTCAATACTACTGTAGGCTTATCAGATAGTAAGAATTTCTTCTGATGAGGAACTAATTTATAATGCTTTTCCATTATGCGTCTTCTATGATTACCTTTAATTCTGTATCTTGAACAGTAGCATCAACTTGCTGTTCAGTTCTTTCTGACCAATCGTCCTTGAATCGTCTCTTCAATGTCTCAAGGTGATTTATTCTACCGTCTCTGAAATAACGACTAGCAATATAGTCTTCAATCTTCGTCTTCATTTTGAATAGCCAGTCACACATATCATTTAGAAGTTCTTGTGTATCTTCTGCTATGACTTGTGTATCATTTTGCTGGAATGAACGATGTGACCATAGACGATAAGGATTTTGCTTAGTTCTTAGTGACTTAGGCAGATAGTCTTGAATACTTGCCATAAAGTTAGCTACTGAACCCCAACTTGGCAAAGCATTTGAACTATGAGCACCATTACCAAATCCTTGTGAATTCAGAATACGATATGTAATACCAGCAGTGTTCAAGACTTCATCATTTTCATCAACTGACTTAGAGTCAATTAACGCAAAGTTAGGTTCTCTCATGTTCTCTATAATATACTTCATTTGCTTTTGACGAGTCTTGCAGTTCGCTAGTAAATTATTACCAACAATTCTTTTTCCAGTCTCATCTAATTTAGGTGCAGCCATGTGAACCTCCTTAAATGAATCTTTCCTTCAACTTCGTCAATAGTTGAATTACTTGCTCATTCTGATTAACTATCTGCTTTAGCAAGTCAATCATTTCATTTTCTCTCTTTGACTGACCGCCATCACATTCTGGGAATTCTACTTCTGCCAACTGCTTTTCAAATTCTTTTTCTTCTTCAATCTTCTTCTTTCTTGCCATATTAAATACCTACTACCTTTTCATCAAATAGATTTACATATTTGCTAATGTTATTTTCCAACCAACCATTTTCATTCATATAATTGTACTGGTTAGTTAGAATTTCATTATAAGTGTCTTTTTCACACAATTTCCAGAACATATTCTCAATGTGCTTAGAACTCATTGTCTTCTGAATTTTACATCTTTCGTCAATGCAGTTATATGGACTATCAGCAAATGAACTTCCAATCATAACTGAACCAACTGCACAAGCTTCTAAGTATTTCAGATTAGACTTACACTTGTTAAATACATTTTCTTTCAAAGGAGCAATAATGAAATCTGCATTGATACTGTGTAGCAGATTAGGATATGCCAAGATGTTGATAGGTTCAAAGCAAAGAATCTTATCTGCAATGTCACTAAAGAAGAACGGAATCTTGCCAATAATGACGAAGTTAATCTTATCAATGTTATTCTTGATGAAGTCAATTAGTGCCTTATTGAAGTCACCTGTATCTTTATTGCTATAATGAGTTGAAGAACCTGCATATAATACAGTAGGCTTGACTATGTTGTCAGTCAATTCTTCTTTTCTATCAAAATGATAAATGAATCTTGGCAGATAGTTAGGAATAACTTCTACACGATTAAAATTGAACGTATCAGTAAATACATTCTTCAAGTATTCAGTTGATACTGTAACTTTACTTACCAAATCAAGATTATCTTTTATACATTTGGTAGTTGCTTCAACATCAATTTCATCTTTTGAATGATTATAACTAGGAATGCCTTCATTATATCCTTTGAAGAGCAAATCATCAAAATCCAAAATTACATCTGACTTACATTTGCTAAGAATGTCAAAGATAGGTTGTTCAGCACACCTTTGAATGTAAATCTTATCTAACGGAAATCCAACATAAAGTGTTCGTGTATTTAGAACTTGAACACCCATAGACTGTAATAATTGTGCAGGCCAATTAACTCTTATTTGACCACAAGCACCATAATCTGCATTTATCATTTCAATCATATCTTATACCTCTCAACATTGTTAAAGGTCAATGTTACCATTTCATTGTAATATATTTATAACCATAAAGGTTAACATATTTTTTAAAATAATATATTCTATTCTATCCTATATTATATTAAATGAAAAATTATGTTAACCGAGTTGACAGTTATAAAATTTATTATTATACTATAGATGTAAGTTAAATTCATAACTTACTCAACAAAGGGTAATAACAATGCAATACACAAATCTAATTAACAATCTAATTAAAATTAACAATCAACTTACACAATATAATAATTCATCAAAATCTAACATTACATCACAACAATACATTAAAATACTTCAATTATTAAATCAACTTAATCACAACATTCAACCTTATAAATTATTCTTCAAATAAAAAATAACAATTAACCATTTAATATAACCTTCCAAATCTTCAAGGTTATATTAAATTTTATTTACATTTAATTGAAAAAATCTTTATTTACATTTTCATTTTTATTTATTATATTTATATTGTAATTGAAATCAATCAATTACATAACATAGAGGAAAATCAAAAATGAATTATATTAAAGAAATCAAAGAATTCAATGAAGTGTTAAATAAAATTTACAATGACTACCAAGATGGAAAGTTGTCAAAATCTGAAGCAGATAGCATTTCTGCAGCATTAGATGATTTGGAAATAAATCAATCTTATTGGTCACTGTTCAATTAAAATGCCTTCTGAGTGCTCTAGAATGACTTCTGGGGCACTTTTTACATTTACCAATATATTTTATTATCCTTAAAAATAATGTCTTAGAACGTCATTTCTGAGCAAATAAGGGCATATTATACATTTGTGCACCTATTTTGTAACCTAAAATTTACATAAATGTTACATTTTTATTACATTTTTTGAATGTAAAAATCTTTTTACATAAATTTTGGAATTTTACCATTTACAAGAATGGAATTATTTATTATATTTATTTCAGAAATCAAAAATAACTCAAAAAAAGGAAAATAACAATGAAAATCTATGAAAATTTTGAAGTTGTCAAATTAAATGACAATACGTATGTAATTCCAGTCACTGGAGAAATTCTTCCTGGTGCAGATGAACTTGAATACATTGCAGAAAAAGATACCAATAATACTTGGCACATTGTGGAATGTTATTCAAATGAAATTGAAGATAATTTGACATTTGAAGAAATGTTGAATAAAATGAATGAACACGTTGAAGAACTCAAGGACATTTACGAATAAGGAAAAATCAAAATGAATTACATATATTCTATTGAAAGTGTCATCAAAGACATTAACGAACATGTCAGTCCTGAAAGTAGAAATGAATGGATTGAAATGGCAAAAAAGAAAAGAGAAGAATTAAATGATACTGAATGGAATCATTGGGTAAATGATTTTATTCCGTAATAAATAGATTACCTCCTTAGTATAATACTCACTCAAATACTCCTTGTGAAGCACTGTTGAATTAGTCACTTACTTCACAGTCAAATCCCGTAGGCGAAAGCTTGCGGGATTTTTTATTTTATAGATTTGTGATTTTTAGAATTTCACCATAGTCTGCTATATCTAAATCATCATTCATTCTTCCATAGTGACTATCTGCAAAATGTTGAACTGCCCAGCATATTGTAGAAGCATGAAGTCTATCCATTCCACAGTCTCTCAATGAACTTCTCAACATATCATCAGCAATCTCTTTAGCAACTTCTCCACTGCCATAACACCAGTCATGTAATATGAAAGTTGCATTATACTTGTAATCGTCTGACCAACCTTTAGCGAACCATCTGAACATTTTAGGTATAGAACCGCCATCAGTCATCAGGTCTTTCTTGAACTTGAATGTATAACATTTTTCCTTATCATCTAACTGAACAAGAAAATCATTATCAATTACATATAGTCCATTTACTTCATGCCATGTAAAAGGCGTTACATTCCAGTGATAATAAGACGCCATTCTTTACCTCCTAATTCTTTCAATAATCTGTCAAGTGCTATCTTTGAATTAACTAAAGTAGCAGTATTTCCTTTAACTCTGACTTCATCACCAACAAGAATACATCCATTACTGTCTTTCAATGTATTGCCAGCATGAATACGAAATCCTCTTGACATTGGAAAGTATTCATTTGAGATATGTGGCAAGTTACATTTGAACTTTGGACTGTAATCTATAATGACATCATAGACACCTTCAATCAACTTATGAGGGTCAATCGTAAAGCAGATGAACTTGTCATTTACAAATAGTCTACCAAAGTCTTCATTCCTCTTTATAAGTATGATGTTCTCTGTCATTTAATTCTGCCTTCTTTCCATTATTCCATCTTGATACATCACCAACCAAATAACCAGTAATTCGTCTTAGTCTTTGAAATCCAACTCCTTCACCATAGGTAGTATCAATTTGCTCTGTATTATTAACAGATGGTTCATATTCAACATTACATCGTTCACACATTTCTTTATATCTTAATTCTATGTCTTCATTCATAATAATTTCTTTGGTTAACATAATTTTTCTTTTAATATAATATAGAATAGAATACAATATATTATTTTAAAAAATATGTTAACCGTATTCAGCATATTTTAATCGTTCTAAGATTTTAATGAACATTTCTTTTTCTTCTTCAGTCAATGAAAGCAATACCTTTGCGTAGTATTGCTTAAGATTGTATATTAACTGAAGATTATCTATTGATATGTCTTCTTTCATTTTCCATTCCAATCATTAGGGTCAAAGAACCAAGCACCTAAAGTCAAAATCATAACAATGAATAATACTGTAATCAATTACTTTTCCTTATTCTTTAATGTGTTCATCATTATTTCATTCTGTCTTTCTAATGCAGCAGTCAAGTGTTCAACTTGTATATTCAACTTAGTTAGTTCTTGATTAACTAATCCCAGTTGCTTATCTATACTGTCTAATTTATCTCTATGTAGATTTGCTATACCTTTAAGATTAGTTACATCAAATTTCAATTTGAGTATATCATCATGAATAGCTTGACTATCTGCATCACGATTTACTTTGGTAGTATTTCTATCATGTTCTATGCCTTTAAATTTGAAGTAAAGATAAAGACCACCTAAGCAAAGAACTACTACAGGTAATGCAGAAGGAGATAAAGCACTAATTAAAGTTGTAACTATTTGTTCCATATTATGCTCCTGTCATAATCTTAAAGTCAGGTGTTCTTGAAATCTTGACATGAATAGGTGCCCACCAATTACTGTAAGATTGGTCTTGGAAAGGACCTTGACGATAAGTGATGTTCAAATCCCAATCAATTCTATAGTCATTCTTAGCAAGTTCTTGAGTTGATAGTGAGAAAGAACTACCAGCCAATATGCTACGAGTATCTTTAGTCAAATCTTGAATGATGTTAATGTTAAGTAATTCATCAATAGGTGTCTGTACATCGTAACACCAGTTATGACGAGTACCTGTTATCCATAACTGTCCAGTATACTTTGGAGTAACACCGAAAGAACCTGCATGATAACTGAAATAGTCAAATGTTAGTATATCTTCGTTATTAGCATAAGGTGTCCATTCTGCATTATTTAGACCAAGTACGAAGTCATGTGCTTCAAGATTATTAACATTACAAATACCAGTATTTGCTTTGTTATGCAAATAAGATACAGAACTATACCAACCAGTACTTGCGTTGATTGAATAATTATACTTAATAGTTGATGTACTATTGATACTAGTGAAATATATAGTGTCATCATTTGCACTATTTGCCATAGATACATCAACACTACCAGTCTTTCTTAATACTAAATTACCAGCATCATAGTATTTCTTAACATCTGCATAAGATGTATTAGCATCTACCCATACGACTTCTCTAATACCAACTGAATGAATGTCTTTCCATACACCAGTTCCGATAGCAGGTGAGCCAGCATAATTAGCAACTAATACTTTATCTTTATCAGATTGACCTGGTTCAGATGGAATAATACCACTATAACGATTATCAAATCTAACTCTTCCATCACCTATAACAGTCATCTTATTCACTTCAGATACTGTTGGTGGTAGTGCACCATTGCTGTATTCTATAGCAGCAGTACCTGCACCAATGTTCTGACGAGCCTGTGCTTTTTCTGCATCAGTAAAATCCTGAGCTAAATTAACTGCGACTTTATTTTGCTTTGCCATATTTTAAATTCTCCATTCGTGATTAGCATCTTTGATTAAGAAGTCAATACCTTGAACGTTATTTGCTCTGCTATATGTAACCCATTGAGATACATTGTAGCCACTTTCAAATAGATGCAAATTCTTAGGTACAGAAGGTGTATTATACTGCACTAGCATATCGTTATTGCTGTGTGGAATACCGACTAAGAATCTATAAGTAGTACCAGCAGTCAAATGAAGTGCTGAATTGCGTCTAAATTCATGTCCGTATACACCCGTTGAAATTTCACCTAGTTCTTGAATTGAACCATCACTTGCCTGAGATAACTTGTTCTCAAAGGCAGAGTCAAATACAATTCCATACCACTGTCTTTCATCAGTAGCATAGTTGTCATAGCATACCCAACCAGTAACATCAACATCCTGAGAAGGAGTAACTTCCATGAACATAGCACCGTAAGTAGATGTATTAACTGTGATTGTAGAACCAAATACATCAGTTACAGATGAAGTATTCTTCAATGTATAACTTCCAATGTCAGTGAAAGGTTCGACTACGATAGGTTCTTGAACTTCACCATTACGAATCTGCATAAAGAATCTTGGGATAGAAGGTCTTTCATTGTAGTTATCTGACCAAGGTCCAATGTAGTAGTTACCATTACCATCATTGAAGTCAAGTCTACCAGTAGTAGCATTTGACATATCAATTTCCTGGTTAGTGTTAGGATTGACAATGTTCTCAACGCCTACAGTAAATCTTGGAGTAGCATTGATGTAACTTGCATTACTGTATGATGGACAACCAGCAAGATAAAGACCATTGCTGTGTGCATTAGAAGGTAGATACAATGTAGCATAGTATACGCAAGAAGACTTCAATTCAGTAATGTTAGGATTGATATGAACTAATGGGAATTCATTTCTACCTTGTGTTACTTCTACAGGACCAGTATCACCAACATAATCAGTATAGCCAGTGTCAAAGTCATAGACATACAAGGCAAGCATAATCTTCTTACCTGTGAAAGCCTGCTTTGCGTAAATACCAATCAATGTAGGATTCTCAGTCTCACCATCATCTACACGAATGTCATGGTTGATAGGAACTGTGAAAGCTTGACAAAGCATTACTGCACCATTAGAAAGGTTACCAATAACACTTGTATCAGCAAAGTCATATACATTGTCCACATTTGGCATGTCAAAATTAACTGTCAACTGTGTATCAAGGTCAGACTTCAATTTCTCAACAGTCTCAACTACATCTGTAACTTCACTGTCAATTTCAATTTCCAATGTATCTTCGTCAAATGTTAGACCATTACCAGCCTTAACTTCGAGTTCATTTGAAGTATTAACTGTTAGACCTTTACCATACTTTACAGAAATTGTATCATTTGTAAGGTCAATAGCATCACCTGCAGTGTATTCAGTTCCACCACCTTGACTATTGAGAGATACACCATTCAAGTTATGAACTTCAACCCATAGTTCAGATACTTTACCACCAGATATAGCAGAGAACGATACATTATAGTCACTATTCTGAGCATAATTGTAAATGTCGTATGAAATTTCAAAATACTGTGGTTCAGTAATAGTGTTATCTACATTTACTTGTATAGGAGTAAAAGCACTATATTCAATATATGAAATAGTAGTTGCAGTATTTGCAGCATTTGTAGCAACATAATTACCACGAACAGTGAAGTGATAAGAATTACCTTTCTTCAACTTGATAGAATAGTTATTGAGGTCAAGGTTACCCTTAATCTTAGTCAACTGTGCTTGTCCAGTAACATTAGTTGCTCTGAACTGACCATATTCAAGCGGGTCATCTACATTAACAGAAAGGTCAAATGTCTTTGTGTTAGTCTGAGTATCTGTAGATTCAGTAACTTGAACAGAATTGTCTTCAGATGTAATTTCAACATTAGGAATAGTCTCAGTTGAAGATGGTGCCAAATACCACCAAGACCTTGCTTGGTCAAAGTCTGCCTGAGGTGCTATTACTGTATTTCTAAATGTCCAAGCATTTTCAACCTTAGAAGTAGAAGATGTAGAACCTTCATTGATAACTGCTTTAAAGCTCCAATCTGCTTGCTGATTATAATTTTCGTCAAATTCAGCATAGAGATAAAGAGTAGCACCTGTCATAGGTGCAGAAGCATTATCTGGTCTTACATGCATCATCTTGATAGGATAAGATGTTCTACCATTACCTGCATGAATGTATTTGAATACACCTTTTGGCTGAACCATGTGTGAAGAAGTACCACTCTGAATAATACCGAGTGAGAATATAGCTTCTGAACCATAAGAGTCAGTAATCAAAAGTTGTAAGTTAGCACGACCACTACCTTGATACTGGAATGTTGGGTAAAGTGGAATTTCTGCAAGCTTAACTATCTTATTGCTATTAAAAGGAAATCTAGCAGTTGTATACTGAACGCCTTTAATGTCAATGTCTTCAAATTCAACATCCATTTCACCATTTGCGTTCTGAGTAATCTTTTTAACAGTCTTGGTTGCAGCACCATCAAATGTTAATTCAGTCTGCTTATCTTTCTTATCATCAAGCTTATCATTTATTTCATCTTCAAGGTCAGATACATCTTCCTTTGTAGCAATAATGTCAGTATTAACAGAAAGGTCATACTGAACACCATTTGGAAGTTGAGTTCTATCAACTAATACTGTTCCATCTGTTCCAAGAACTACTACATCTTCAGCAGTTGAAATAGCATCATGAAGAGTAATGTCTTGTGAGAATAGTTCTTTACCATAATAGTCACATACAACTATTGTGTAAGAATAAATTGGGTTAACGAATGCTGTTGCTCGTCCGTTATTGTCAAGAAGAACAGGATTGCTGTTCACAACAGTCCCGTCTTCGTCATGATATGTTGTAGCAAGAGCAGTTCTACCTTTGTAGTAAATGTAGATTTTACCGCTAGTTAGAATACTGCCGTTCTTGTTATTAAATTGCTGTGTTACATCCCAAAGAGCTTGTAATGCCATATTAAATCCTCATAATTATTTATTGTGCTACGATGAATTCTTTACATTGTCTCCAAGCTGCATCTGCAGAATTCCAAGCAAGACCAATGTTGAACAATGAACCATTTTCAAGTGAATTTTCATAATCAACTGCATAGAAGTCTGTGTAAAGACCAGGTGCATATACCAATCCACTGAAATCTCCACTGTTATCTACATTATAACTCATAAGTCTAGGACGAACATTACCGAATGCACCTGACCAGAATGGTGAATTTGATACACCTTGGTTAAGAGGTGGGAATACTTGTTCAAATGCAGTAGCACATGTATTGTAAGAAGGCCACTGAGAATTATTAACAAAGTTATTCTTATTAGCAGCAAATTCAGTGAAGTTCTCTTTTGGACAATTACCGATGTTGCCATAATACTTGTATACGTGATGTTCAGTAGTCTCAAAGCCAGGAACACTGTCATTCCAAAGAACTACAGCAATGAATCTCTGATTGTAGTTACCACCAGTTCTGTTCTGCCAATAACGGCATGTAATACCTTGGTTAACAAAGTTGTTACCAACCATTCCCAACTTGAAGAATATATCGTAGCAGTTGTCATCATCATACTTGGTAAATTGAATTGGGTAAGTAGAGTTGATTACATTATTGATGAATGTAGCATTCAAGTAATAATGTTCTGCACTATCTACACCTGTTGCTTTGTAAGGATAGATTTTGATGTTCTGATTGTTGAGAACACAATCTTCAAAATTACATCTCTTCAAATAGAAGTAGTTATTAGTCTGATTCATTGAACATTTAATGAATGATACATCTGCAACTTGTGCAGTAGTATTATCATTATTGGTATAGTCAAGTGCCACAGACCAAGTACAGTTAGTAGCTCTTACTGCAGTTGTGCTATTCTGCCAACCATTATCAGTGCCAAGTGGTGTCTGTTCAATAGTAGAATCAACACATTCTACAACTGCACCAATTGTGCTAACAGGTTGATAGTCAAATGACAATACAGATTTATTTACTGTCAAGATATGAACAGTCATACCAGTAATACGACCTTCACAATTATGAAGTTCTAATGTACCAGTATTATTAGAATAAGACAATGTAGTGAACTTAGCATTTATCAACTTAGTGATTTCATTGTAGTTGATTGAGTTAACAGTTCTACCTTCAAGGTCAATTTCAGTTATACCATTAGCAATCTGCCATTTCAACCAAATAGCAGCACTATCAAAATTTGAAAGTGACAATGTATCAATCTGCATAGATGATGCTTCAATGTGATGACCATTAGCAATTCTACCAACATCAAATGAGTTAACATTTGTAGAAGTGAACCATCTATCAGTAATGTTCATGTATCTGAACTGAATGTAGTCACTGTTAGCATCTATCCATTTTTCACCTACGATTGTGCAACGGCTAATAGCAATGTAGCAACCGTTATAGTCAATAGCAATTCTCTTATTACATTCTATAATCTTATTTTCCAATAGAACATTTGCTTTTAACTTCAAATCAGTGAAGTTATTTTCATTATCTACAATGAGCTTCTTAGCACCAGATGTCAAGAATTTATGTACTGACTTATACCAAGAAGAATGTGCTTCAGAAATGTTGTGATTATTGCTATTCTCATTGAAGTAGAAATCACAGATAGGAGAAGTAACTTGACCACCGATTACTTTAATGTCATCTGCCTGAATACTTTCTCTAGTAAATGATGTCTTAGAGTCAATTAACAATTTCTTAGAAGTAGCAAGAGCAACTGTAGATGCATCATAAGTTCCAGGAACGAAGTATACACCAGGAGCAGTCTTTGTTCCAGCTGTACCGACACTTTCAACATAACCTAATAGTGCATTGATGTTAGCTTCATGTCCAGGATATACACCGTAATAAGTTGAAGGCAAATACTCACCATCAAATTTGAGAATCCAACGACCAGTATCTAATTCACTGTTCTTAACAATGTAACCGTTATCAGGTGTCTGAACGCAGTTGCCATCCCATACATAAGTTCTTGCTTCACAGTCAGTGTTATTCCAATAACCAACTACAGTAACAGAACCAAGATTAGGATTTGCTTCAGCAAGTGATTCTATACCGAATATGATTGTATCATTCTTAACTGTATCTTGCTGGAAAGCGCCATTCCATTCACGAATGAATTTCCAGTTGTTAGTATCATCGTCTACTCTTGGGTCAGAGAAGTTACCAATGTACTTATAAAGTCTGCAAAGAACAAGTCTATCTGCAAAATAAGTATGTTCAGGACGAGACTGCAAATTGAGATATACTGGGTTAGTTGCTACAGTATATCTTTCATTTGAACCGTCATAAGTATAAATGTTGACGTGAGTATTAGATACAGGGTCAAATACTTCAATCTTTGCACCAGGAATGATTTGACGATTGTTATCTAAAATCAGGTCTTCTTGCTTCAAAAATGGTATCATCATATTGCGTTATACTCCTTGATTAAGAGCTTTAATTTGTTCTTTACGAAGTGAGATTGCTTCTTTTTCTACACTCATCTGTGCTTTATCTATTTCAGCTTGTGTCTTAGCCATTTCAGCTGGATTGTTAGCAGCGATTTGAGCATCAAGAATCTTCATTTCCTTTTCATGTTCAAATTTCTGATTATTCAAAAGAATCTGTTGTTCAGTTGAATATGCCTGTAACTGTTGCTGAAGTTGTAGGTCATTGAGTTGCTTCTGAAGTTCAAGAATCTGAGCATCTCTATTCTTAATTTCAGTATTAGCTTGCTGCAACATCTGTTGAGCTTGAATTTCACCCTGAGTAGGTGTAGGCTGAAGACTGTTAGCAAAGCTATTGATGTATGGGTTATCATTCTCAATAGCACATTCTGCCATGAGCAACTTACGCTTATCTTCATCAGAAGTAATAAGATTTGCATAAGTAGACAACTGAACACGTGCTTCTTGCTTACTCATAGCATCATCAGGACCAGCAACAACTGTTACCTTGATTTTGCCATAAAGTGGCTGCTTATAGATTTCTTCTGCGAATAACAAGCCAATCAACTGCATAGAATACTTCAAGTGGTAAATGTAATTACGAACATTATTATTGAAGGTCTTCTGATTAGCAAGTACTTCAGTTGCTGTTCTTTCAATTTGAGATTCTAGTCCAATAGCAGGAATACCAACAATAGAGTTAGTCATCTGAAGTGACTTATCCATCAATTCAGATACATCGTTGAATACTATTTGATTATCTTCTCTATGTGGTGCTTCAAGTGGACGGCCTTTATCATCAAATTCATTGTAGATACGAATTGGGTTAAGATTTCGTTCAGAATTCTGCCAATACTTTTCTCTGCCACGAAGTGCTTCATTGCCACCTACCCATGTATTTTTCGGGACCTTAGATGCACGAATGATAATCTGACGATAAGCATAGTTAATCATTCTCTGAATAGGACGCATGATAGTAGTAATACCAGTCCAAGACTGCTTAGAAGCATTTGCCCAATCAGATTCACCAAATACTGGAACTACAGGAATGTAAGAATAAGGAAGAACTTGTGGGTCTTCAAGAAGTTCAGAACCAGCAAGCTTATAGCAAATAACCTTATTGTCTTCTTTTTCGTAATAGGTTACAAGTGGCATAAGTGACTTTCTATCATAATCTTCAGAAATGTCAATTAGTGGCTTGTAGTATTCATTAAGATAATCTATTCCGTAATTTGCCTTGAACCAGTCTTTAGATTTGAGTTCAACGATTGCTGCCTTAGTAGCATCAGCAAAGTTAAGCTTAGAAGCATTTGGGTCAAGACGAACATTAGTTACATCTGGAATAGAATAAAGGACTGGCTTAATAGAACCGTCAATGTCATAATCATTTGAAAATACGAGAACACCAAGCGCTGTACCAACTGCATTAGAAAGTGCTTCAACTGTTGCAGTGGAATTATCTGCATCAGATAAGAATTGGTCAGCTATTGTATTAAGATTTGTGTCAACACCTTTTCCATTAGTATACTGCCATTTATATGTGTTAGGCAAGTAAGTATTGACTACAGTACGAATTGCGTTCTTGACTACGTTAAGTGACATAAGAGGAACACCTTCACCAATACTAGCATCTGTAAGAGTATGGTCAAGTGTATCTACCTGGTCACCTGAAATAAATTTTCTATCTAACTTGATTTGTTCAAATAAATCTTTGAACTTTGTGTAAGAAGCAGATTCAAATTTCTTGAATCGCTGAATTAGCTCTTCTACATTATATTCTGACATGTATTTTACCTCTGAGAAATTGCTGCTTTATTGCAGTATGTTATTTTCTACCTTTAACATTATTATTTATATCATTGTTGTACTTATCCATACGTTCCAATACTTCAATTAGTCCTTCAACCATAGAACGCCAGTCTTTCTTGTGTCTTTCATCACCGTAAAAGAAATGGACTACTTCGTGTGATTGTCTATTCAACATTACTTGTCTTTCATTATTGAACTGGTCATAATGGTCAATGTCTAAATCTAAATGATGACAGTTACAACCTCTTGCTAATTTCTTACCAGTTATTGGGTCAGTCTTCTGCTCTTCAATTAAATTTTCTCTGAACTCTTTCCATTCTTTTGATTTTCTGACTTTATCTTTTATTTGTGAATTCTTTGACATCTATAACTCCATATTGAGATGTTGAAGTGTAATACAAGTAATCTGTCCATTTCTGTTCTTCCATATTGACACCTGATGGTCGCATAGCTCTTATCATGCTAGTATCTATGACACCGCAACCATAGTCAGTATCAACTACATATACTTCATAAGAAGATTCAACGAATGCTTTATAATATGCTTTCCAAGTATCACCTGTCCATTCTTCATGCTGATGTGACTTATTATCCCATAACTGCATCTTTTCATTCTTTGGCATACAGTCATGCATTACAATAACTCCATTAGGATTTAAATGTTCAAGTGAGTTGCAGATGTCTCTATATACTTGTGAATGTTCATGAAGACCATCAATGAAGATAATGTCAAATTTATCTTTACTGTTCTTGAAATACTCATCAGATGTCATTTGCCAAGTTGCATTACATTCTGGGTCAGGGTCAATGGATTCTTTATGTTCAATGTTGATGTGATTAAATGTATCACCTTTAAATGTACCAATTTCAAGGAATGTCTTGTAATTACGGTCATTTATGAATTTCTGAATTATATCGTATCGTGTCATTTATACCTCTCTATACCATATTTATTTAGTGATTTGTGGTTAACATAATTTTTCTTTTAATATAATATGGTATAGAATAGAATATATTAAAATAAAAAATATGTTAACCTTTAAAGTATTGGTAAATAACATTTTACATAAAAATAGCAAATTTTGACTTTTAAGTTATATAAATATAATATACGGAAGAGGAAATCAATATGAAAAGATACAAATTTATTACAATAGACATTGAAGGTGACATTAGTTCAAGAATCTGCAGAGATAACTTTACAGAAGATACACTTTACAGAGACCCTAATACGATTACTTGGCTATGTTCATTTTACAATGGCAAAAATCATAAAGCTATGGGCATTAGATTGCCACATGAACCTAGAAAGTTCAGAAGTCCAAGAAAAGGAACTATTGAAAGCACTGTATTTGGTTGGCATAACCCTTCAAATCAGTTCAATTATGGAATAACTGACTATGGAACATCTGAAAATGCCTCAGAATATAGAAAGTTCTTAGAGTCTATTGCTAAGGTCATAAATTACTGCTATGAACATAAAATAATCGTATTTTTCAAGGGATTTAAGATGAATGGCAAAAATGACGCTTACGATAGAGAACAGATAGATAGATTGATGAAAAAGTTCAGGATTGAATGCAATACAAAGTGCATGATTGACATTAACCAGATGATACCTAACTTTTATATGGCACCTACACATGCTCAAAAAGGTCAAAAGACTGATAATCAGACCTATATGGATAATGCAATTTTACACAATTTGGAAGATTCTAAGAATTTATGGCTAGAAATTGACAAGAAAATGGAACAAAAAGTTCCAGTAATAAAAAAATAATATAATTGTAATAAAAAAATTACATAAAATGGGTTGACAAGGGTCAAATTTTTAATTATATTTGTTATAAATATAATATAATGGAAGAGGAAAATAACATGAATAAAATTCAATATATTTCAGTAACCCATATCAGTAAAGATATGGCAAAAGAACACAAAAGAAAGACCAATTCACTACATACAGTCTTTTATAAAGAAGCAACCTTTGATGAAATTGCAGATTTATTGGACAGTGGATGTTCCATTGGCAGAGTTGGTAATACTACCGAATTCTTAGCCATTGACATTGATAAGACATCAGTCAACATCTTATCAGTATATGAACATTTCAAAGATAATGACGATTATAGAATTTCATACAGTGCTTCTAATAGTCCTTTGAAATACCACATTTTGGTCAATACTCATAGAACAATTCACAGAGACAATTATAAAGAAGAAGTTCATAAAGAATTTGAGAAAATCAAAGCAGAACTTTGCCAAAGATGTGACTATATGGAATTAGACACAAATGCTGATAATTTCTATCAGTGCTTCTTTGGAACATCAGTTGATACTGAAGCAGAATATATTTTGGAAGGTTCAAGAAGATTATGGAATTGGACAAAGAAAGACGATGAACCAAAATTTTACATTGAAAAAGAAGTCAAAGCACATCCTTCATTGAATTCTGCAGATTATTGTAAAAAGAATAACCTATTGACTATCAAAGAAGAAAAAAGATTTGACATCTATTTACCTTCTATGACTCGTGGAAGATTAAAGTTAATTGCTGAAGGTCATCGTTATCATTGGTGCAGAATGACTGGTACCAAGTTGCTTATGAGAATTCTTTATCTCAATCATTCATTCAATGAAGGTTGGACTAAATGGGATTTCTTAGATACATTTGAATGGATTGTCAGAACAAATGTTGTTAAGTTCAATGAATTTGAAGATGATTATAAGAAATTATCTTTGTGGTTAGATAACAAATGGGATATAGTAACTCAAATGGACTATGAAAATCAAGTAAAAATCCTAGAACCTTACTTTGATAGTTCAAAAAGACAATATAAGTCTCGTCAATATAATTCTACAACTATGTCAAATCTAATTCTTGAACATCAATTTGATGCAAATACAGTATTATTCACAGACAAAGAAGAACTTCATAAAATCTGCAAAGACCTAATGATTGACTATTACAAGTTCATTTCATTTGCTAAATCAATTAACTACAATGTAGTATTTGAATGTGAAAGCGATAAAAGAACTAAGTACAATGTTGAAGGTATGACATTAGAACAATTCAATGAATACTGTATTGCTAATAACATCAATAAGGTAACTAAATCTAGACTTAAAAAGAAATATAACATTGGTTAACATAATTTTTATTTTAATATATTCTATTCTATCCTATATTATATTAAATGAAAAAATATGTTAACCGTAAAATAAAGGAACAAAAATGAGTAATAAAGACATAAAGACTTCAATCAAAAGACACTTGAAAAGAGGAACATTCGTTAAGATAGCAGTTAATAAATCTCAATTGACTGCAACTTATAAAGCCTTGAATGTTAACAATCCATTTACCTATGTTGAAAAGCATAGCAATGGAATGTTGGTATTAGATACAGTCAAGAATAGATTAACAATTTATACACTTAAATAATTGCATTCTAAGATGGTTCTGAGACATTATTTTAGTTGACCGATAAATTATATTGGTTATTCTAAAAAGTGTCTCAGAGTTCATTCTAGAGCATTCTGGAGACAAATGGATGGATAAGCTACAATTTTACATTAGAAAATATAAAAATGCTGATGAAAAGCAAAAAGAAGTTATACACAGGTTATTCAAAGAAGAATGTATTAGACAATTTAAAGAAGAACATAAATTTGATGACTTAAAAAATACTTTGCGAATTACCTCTACTTATGGATTATAAATATATTAACGATAATTTAATAGAGAGGTATATAAAATGGAAAATAAAAATTTTGAAGCACAGTCTAAAGCAATGAGTGAACTATGGAATGATGAAAATCGTAGAAAAGAAGTCATGGAACACATGAAAGAGGCTGGAAAGAAAAGACGCAAGCATACTGACATTGATGTTAGTCAATCTGAAGATTATCGCAGTTATCAGAGAGAATACCAACGAAAGTATCGTCTAGCCCACCCAGATTATTACAAGAACAGAGCAAAGAAGAAAAAAGAAGAAAATACTGAAGTATAAATATATTAACAAGAGAGGTTACAGATGCAAAATTACAATCATTTAGCTTACAGACTTTCTGAATTACCTGAAAAGTTCTGTGATGAAAAATTCCCAATCGGTAATGGAATTATTACTGTTCATTCCTTTACACCGTTCAATGAACATCCATCGTTATTTGACATAATCAAGAAAAAGTTAGGATTTGTGAAAAGACGTTATAGAGTTACATTGTGGTTCGAAGACAAAATTGCTTCATTCGCAGATGTAGAAATAAAGGACTGGAAAAAGAATTATGATTTAAAGAAAAATGTAATTAACGACTTGTTCAAGGCAACAGAAAAGGAGGTATAAAAATGACTGATTACGAAATTGACATTAGAGAAATCAAAGAGACATTGAAGAAGATGCAGGAAGATATAAAGAAGATTGAAAATAACATTCCTTTCTATCCGACTACATATCAGTATAACCCAGAATGCTTTAAAGATTATACAATGTATGATAATTGGCAAAGTTGTTCAGTTCCTCCAACTCAAGCCTGTAGTGAAGAAGAACTGTTGAAATGGTGTAATAAATAATTTAGTTATTCATTGTTGTTCTCCTATAAGCTCTATGCGATTACATCAAGTAGAGCATTTTTTATGAATTATGCACAATAGAAATTATCTTTTATCATTAACACGCTTACTTAGCAGAAGAAATTGGCATAGCATCATTTTATGGAAAATGATAGATATGATTGTTGAAGATTTAATACAGAGAGATGACAACACATTATCATACTCAGTATTCAAAGAGATATACAGTTATGCGAAGAATTGCAAGTCTTTAACTGAATTAGAAGATTTTTTAGATAAATTTTCTTATTAGGTATTTACAAGTTGGTATAAATTTATTATATTATAAATATAAAAATTAAGGAGAAATCAAATGAATAAAAAAGATAAGCACGTTGAAGTTATTTGTAAGAAATTTGACTTATACAAATCTGAAATGGAAAAAGAATTTCCAGGTGATGACTATCCATACTGCAATTTGACACCTTGGACTAATTACTATGTTGAAGATGAACAAATTGCTCAAGAAGATTTAGATTTTGAAAAGTGGTTCGATGAAAAGTGGTCATTTGAAAAAATGATAGATGAAAGTATAGAAGCAGATATGAATACGAAAAGATACTTTGGAAGTACTTTGCTTGAATGGGTAATGGGTATAATTTGCTTGATTTTTATAGTTGGTATAATGATGTTATAAATAATAATGTTCGGGACCACATGTTCCAAGGCTGGCGACCGACTTTTGCATAGTTGGTGGAAGAGTTCGATTCTCTTTGGCTCCATATTCTCACTTAGCTCAGATTGGTAGAGCAGGTGGCCTACATCCATCAGGTCGGAAGTTCAATTCTTTCAGTGAGAACTAATTTTTTGATTCCTCCTCCAATAAAGAAAGGGTGATTGCTTAACGCTTTCACCCTTTTTTATTTTTATAGTCCTAATAGACGTTCTATTCTACTTTTCTGCTTTTCTTGTGCTGATTCATCTTTACCAAATAAATTAGTACCAAGTAGATAGTTGATGTTACGAATTGGACCAGCTCGTCTACCAAATTCAGGTCTACCAGCAGCATTTGTCATATAACTAGACATTGTTGAAGGTGCCTTCATTTTGATAGTTCTAATGAGGTAATTCATAAATGATTCTTTATCTGCAAATCCTAATTGACGCAAATCTACAGGAGACAAGTTACGCAAGTCACCGTCTTTAGCAAGAGCAGTTGCTTTCTTAACTACCAAATCGTCTTGTAAGTATTCTGCACCAGCATCTTGAATGGTCTTCAAAGTATTAGCAAATTTGTTATTACCATCTTTTCCTCTTAGGAATGGAATACCTTGCTTCAACTGTCCGAATTCATCAAGAGTTACTGCTTCAGCAGGCATATCCTTAATTGACTCAAATTTTCTCTTAGGCCAATCTTTTTGAGAAGCTGGAATGTCAGATGAATAGAATTTCTTACCATCTTTAGTTACCTGTATGAACTCTATTGGTCCGGGTTGTCCTTCAATGTTAAATGAATAAGGCTTACCCTTACGAATGTCATCTTGAATCTTAGCTGCTTTATTTGCTGCTTCGTCAATCATCTTCTGAACAGTTCGCTTTCCTTCTCTTGTTGGCAATCCACGACCAGCCCATGAACCTATACCTTCTAACATACGAGGTGTACCAATGTTGATAGCAGTACCTTCTGCTGTTCTTGCTAATGCTTCAGGTATACTTTCATCATTATAGATTACATTACCAGTCTCAGTAATAGCAGGTGCAGCAACATTTCCATATATTGTAGAAATGAGTGGTCTATTCATTACCTTTGCTACAGGAACACCTACCTTAGCAGGAAGTGCTTCAGCAACACCAGGACCAGCCATAACCAAGTTAGCAGCCGCATCAGCCATCAATGGACCAGTTAAAGAAAAGTCTTTGTCATTATAATGCTTCTTTGCATATTCTTTAGATACAGGCAACATAAAGTTAACTGCAGCTGTACCGAACTTATCATACAAAGTCTTATCGTCTTTACCTGACCATATATCTTCAACTGCTTTTTCTGTCTGTGCTTTTCTAACATCATCAATGTACTTCTTAAATTCTGCACCTTGTTCAGAGTTAATGAAGTCAGTCCATTTCATTGTGTTAGGATTGTACATGTGAAGGTTATAAGCAATTTGCTGCAAGTTAACATCATCATTAACATCATACATGTTGCTATTGATGAAATCTTGCAACTTCTTAGCATCAGCTTCAGTTGGTCTGAGCTTTTCATTCTTCACATTTTCATAAGCATTACGCCAGTTGAAATTAAATCCACTGTCTTTAACTACATCGTCAGGAGTAGATGTAACTTTCTTAACATAAGGGTCTTGACCTTGCTTAATCATCAGATTTTTAGCAGAACGGCTTTGATTGATGATTGATAATGCTTTATCTGTATCACCACTCTTACGAAATTCTGCCTGTAGCAAAGGATTCTTTTCATTCAAGATAGTAGTTGCCCACTGTATATCTTCTTCAGAAGGAGCACCAGCAGCAAGTGATTCATATTCATGAATGTCATTTAAATCTTCTTGTGTAAGGTCTTCTTTTGGCAATGACTTTAGAAATTCATAATCTTGCTTAGATAATTTAGCCATTATTTACCTCTATTTTTATAGATGCGTCTATATGTATCTTGCATTCTCTTTGTAAGAGTATTATATTTCTTACCAGTCTGCTTTTCTACCCAAGATTGAAATGCTCTTTCATCTGCATTTGCTTTTTCCTTCTTCTGAAGTTCTGCAATCTTAGTATCTAATTTTGTCAACTGTTCTGGCTTCCACTTATACTCATTTCTTAATTTAATCAGTTCAGCTGAAGTCTTAGCAGTTGTCAATGCAGTCTCAAGTTCGCCAGCTTTCTGTTCAGATTCAGTACCAGCACCATAATCAGATTGATTTCCTGTATCACCATATACAAGTGATTCAAGTTCTTCTTTCTTAGTTACCAATCTGCTTACATCTGCACCAGCATTCTTACCATCACGAATAGCAGAATTGATGTTAGAAATTTGCTGCATGATACCTTCAGTTGTTGGAGCAGGACGAGTATTGACCCACATATCAACTGTATTAGCAAATTTTGCTGCTTCGTTAGACTTAACATTAGCATTTGCAGTATTGGTATCTTGACGCTGTTGCTGCCATCTCCAAATCATAGTTGGGTCTTGTGAATTTATCTTCTTCATTTCAAGAGCTGCCAATTTGTTATTGACATCTTCATAAGACTTACCAGACAATGCTCTTTCATTTCTAGCAATACGTTCTTTAACCAAAGCAATCTGTTGTTCAAGCTGCGAAATCTTTGCTTCAAATTCACCAGAATAATCTGATACAGTCATCATTTCATCAGACAAGTCAGGGCCACCAACTTGTGCGGGAATCTGCATACCTCTATCAAAATTAACCATTATTTACCTCCGCTGGCTTGAAATTCCAGAATGATTTATTTTCATCTGTCTTCTTCAAATTATCCATGTAAGACTGCATAGTTGGAGTCAAATTCTGTGGCATCATTTGTTCACCACTACGAATTTCAACATCTTTACCTGCTTTCAATTCAGCAAGTTCTTTTTCCAACTTTGCAAGCAATACTTTATCATTTGCTATATTTTCTTTCAACAGTGTCTGTCTATCATTCTCTTTACTTAACAATTTTTCTTGGTCACGTTGAATAGCATAATCGTGAACCTGTGTACCGAATTTAAAAGCATTCTGAAGTGCACTAGCAGCAGACTTTGAAGCTTCAGTCAACTGAGGAACAAAGTCTCTTACTTGATATACTCCAGTTACGGTAGGTGCTTGTGGTAATACATTTAATGCCATAAATTTACCTCTTTATTATTTATTGTTAAAATCCAAATAGTGATGCGATTCTTCCGAATAGACCACCTGATGGAGCATTCTTATTAACTGGAGCACTAACAAATTTAGGTTGAATTCTAGCAGCAGTCTTATTCATAGAAGTTGACCTGTCATGCTTAATTCTATTCATTTCTCTACCAAGTGAACCACTAGTTAAGAACTTTTGAAATTGGTCAGGTGTTGCTGAGTAAGTATACCATTGTCCACCCATCTTCAACCATGCAAGATTCTTATCTTTATCAAAAGCCATGTCTTGAACTACAGAAGAACGAGCACCTAATCTTTTACGAGTAGTCGCATCTTTATCTGTATAACGAGGGTCTCTTTCTTCAACTTTCTGACCCATTTCTTTCCAGTTCTTCATGTTCTTTCTGTCTGGATAGAAAGTGTTCAAAAGTCTATTGTGTTCATCTTGTGTCTGTGCAGTTACATAAGGAATGTCAGATGGTGACATACCCCAGTAAGCTGGTTGCTGAGTTGCTTGAACTGGAATTTCAATAGCAGAGAATGAACCAAGCTTGTCATCAACCATTGGCTCATCTTCTCTGTTATTTAACAACCCACCTAGCACTCTTGAAAATAATGCCATACTTACCTCATATTACTGTTGGAACAACTTTTTCTTCTTTTCATCATCCAAGTAGTTACCATAGATAGACGAAAATGTAGAAAAAGCATTTCCGAGTCCACTACCAGAATTACCAGTCATATCAACATTATTCATAGGTTGACCATTTGGATTATATTGCTGGTTCTTATTGAATGTGTCAATCTGCTTATTCTGATTATCTGCTACTGACTTTGCGGCTTGTGCAATCATTAACCATACTGGAATCATATTAAAATCTCCTTATCCGAACAATCTGCCAAGAATACCCTTCTTGCTATTTTCATTTGCTGCCATTTGCTGTATCATGTTAGCATAGTTCTGAGTATCAACATTATTCTGATTTGCCATGTTGTTAATGTAGTTACCGTAAGCATTCATCAAGTTATCCTGAGCACTTTGAGCAACACCAAGCAAATCCTTATTCTTACCATAAGTATTCTGATATGCTTGCTGACCAGCATTAGCATTCATCTGCCATTCATTTGCTGACTGACTTCTGTCTTGCATATAACGGTCATAAGCCTTATCCCATTCTTCAGATGCCATAGCCTGTTGCTTAGCTGCCATTGCATCTTGATAGTCAGAACTGAATATATCAGAACTTTCACGCAAGTTGTTCATTGCGTTCTTAACACGCAAATCAGCTGCCTTAGAATAGAAGTCATTTACATCACCAGTGTAACTGAACTGTCCTGGGTCATAAGCTTCCATTCCTTCAAGATTCTTTAGATAATCATCTACCTTAGCAGCAGTATCACCATAAGTGCTCTGTGTCTTATTGTAGAACTGATTATAAAGACCTCTGTTAGCAGCAGAACCTGCTTCTGCTTTATCCTGTGCTTTCTGAATAGCAGCATTAGCGTTACTTACACGTCTATCTTGCTGAAATCCAAATACATCACCTGGGTCAAATACATCGTACCATGCCATATATTATTCTCCTTTAGCGATTTTGTTAATTGCTTTATTGAAGCTGTCATCTTCTTCAGCGTCATTGTCTTCAGCTACGATAACTTCAACTTCTTTTTCTTCTTTCTTTTCATCTTCTTTATCTTTTAGAAAGTCAATGAAATCTTCAAGAAGTTCAATCATATTTTCTTTTTCCATATTATTTACCTCAATTAAAATTGTAGAATTATAACAAGTCCATTAGCAGTTATTGCTGTGTCTTGCAGTGTTATTACTCCGCCTTCCATAGTATCTTTATGAAAGACCATGTATGGCGTAATTTCAGTTCTGCGTTCAATGAATGTATCTGGCAAAGGTGAAGCACCGTCTACCAATTTCTTGAATAGACGAACTTTACCAATTTCAGCACATTTCCAACCATTTGATACAGATATATCCCATGTACCAGAGATAGCCTGAAGAATTTCACCAACTGTACTTCTATCGTTAATCTGCATAATTACCTCTAATTAAATAGGAAAGTTAAGTGGTTGAATTCTTATTGAACTATCTGAAATTACGAAGTCTGTTGGTTCAGAATAAGAGATACGAATTACACACTGTCTATTCATACCCAAATTCAACCAACGAAGACGAACCATGTATTCACCGCGTCTACCACAAGATGCTTCAATTACGTTACCATAAGTATATCCACCATCTTTAGATACTTGAAGAAGTGCCTTAGCAGGTCTACCATATTCATTCATAGCACCTGTGTTACATTCAGCAGTCAATTCTTGCAAAATGAATGGCTTGTAATCTGCGGTAATAACTGGAGTCTGTCTCATTCTTAGAAGTGGCAATCTATTTTCACTGTCAAAATCTTCATAGTAATAATTTTCATCTAATTCGTAAATGTGACCAGATTCAGCACTACCAGTAACAATCTTATTATTCCACCAAGCAGCAAATAATGGCATGTAATTCTTTTGCTTACCAGTATAGAAGTTACGAGAACTACGAATGTGCCACTGACGAGTTGTTACGTCATACACATAACATTCATCTTTAATTGAGAACAAATAGAAGCTGTGGTTATTTTTAGAATATGACCAACCTTTAACTGACTTAACATCGTTATTAGCCAAAATTCTATCTAACCAAAGTGGAGAAATCTTTTGAACATTAGTGTCGTTAATCATCAATACACACTTAGCATTAGCCTTACCAGTACCAATACAGAACTGAGTATGGTTAACTGTTGCAAGTGAGTAAGGTGCTTCTAGACCTTGTTCTTTGTTAATTGTGTATGAGGTTCTTTGCCATGACTGATAAGATTCAGCATTACCTTTCTGCCAGAATTCAATAGAAGAAGGACCATACATCGTAAGCAAAGGACCAACTGAAGTCAAAGCAACACACTTATCAGAAGAAGTAGAACCATTGAAATACTTCTGAACACCATAATCGTCTAAGAAGCAATATACACCAGAGTCAACTTCCATAGTATCAACAGTAATGCCATCATTCTTATACTGAACTTGACCATTGATAATCTTAAATACATTTCTCATTGCAGTATTTAGAGGGAACTTGATAGAGTAATATGTGAATGAACTACCTTTGTCATTCAATACGATTGTACCATCAACTACTGCAATGTGAGTTGGCTGAATGTAAGAATTTTCCTGGTCAATTCTTTTTGGCAAAGTAATGTCTACAGATGTACCTTCTTTTAGATTGTAACCATGAATGTCATTACCGTCTACCCAAAGAAGGATAGCACGTTCACCACCAGATTCAGCAAATTGAACTGTATTGCCAAGTGCATAATCACCTACAACTTCATCATTAAAGGCTGAGTCAATTCTGTGAATACTACCTTTATAGGCAACAAATAGGCACTGTTCATAGTCCATAGTTGCTAGACCAGTTGAAGGAACATACATGCCATCGCAGTTGCTATTGTCACCTAGAGAGTGCAAGTATTTGATACCAGGACAACTTTGAAGAAATGTACGAACGTCTTTACCAGCTTCACCTTCTGTATTTGCTTCAGTGAACAAATTACGAGATACAGCTGAACCTTCAACATTAGGTGCAGCCATAGCAAAATCAGTACCACCGGTAAGGTCGTAAGTTATTCTATTTGCCATTATTTACCCCCAGAACTTGCCAGAATAAAGATTCCAATAATTGCTATTGTAATCGTTAGCTCCATAACCTTGATAAAGCATTGGACGATTAGAACTATTGATACGGCTAATCATTCTCTTAGCACTTTCAAAATCATTCTCAAAGTCTTCTTTCATTTCCAAATACTTATAACGCTGACACAACTTAACGCAGAGTCCATCTTCAATCATCGTCTGATACTTGCTAGAAATCTGCAATTTATCTTCTGCGGTATAAATCTTAATTCCTTTTAGAACAGTAATACGGAAATTAGCAGATACATTGCTATCAAATTCTATAACGAAGTATTCAACTGTTGTAGGCTTATAATTTGGGTCTTCAGGGTCATGCAAATGTTCAACTTCAACCCATTCTGTCTCAACTGTATAAAGTTCAGCAAGATGACCTTTTGTCTGAGCATCAAGCATCATCTTATCAGCTGGAATCAACTGCTTATAAGTATTACCAACTTTACGAGCAACACCGATACATCTATCAGGAACTGCATCAACAAAGAATGTTGGCCAGTATTCCGTCATGTAAGCATTGAATGTAGGATTTGTATCTTTACGCATTATTTGTGAGTTAGAATCCCAACGAATTGTGTAAAATTCATTTTTGTCTTTAATCTTATAGACATCACCAACTTCAGTCTGTTCATTCTGAATTTTAACATCAATCAGTGTTGGACTTTCAACTTCATACCAATGTTCAGGCTTAACTGCAAATTTAATTTTCTTAGATACATAAGCATCAAAGGTCACATAATTTTCAAGAATATAGTCATTTGTGTTGAGTTCAGAAATAAGTGACTGAAGGTCAGCTACACCTGCCATAGCTTGAGTAGGAGTTGGAACTTCGCCATCACCACAGATACCGACTCTCTGAAATGCATTCTGTATCAAATCATTTACATTTATCATATTTACCTCTACATTATTATTTATATTGCTAAAAAAGGTTCCACAGGAGTTAACCAATGGAACCTTTGAGAGAGATACAGAGTATCTTATTTAATTACATTTCGATGTAAGCAACTACAGATTCACGAGGATCAGGAAGACCGACAGCGAAAGGAACAACGATACGAACACCAGAGGTGAATGTGTCAATGTTACCACCTTCGTAAGTCTGAACTTCGATTGCGGAATCTTCGAACTTTTCAGTGGTCATCTTTGTACCTGGAAGTTCAGCGAACTTATAGGAATCAAATGCGACTGCACCTTCAATACGGCACTGAGTTACTGCGTATTTCTTACCATCTTCAAGCATTGGAACAAGAGTCAAAGAATCAGTTCCTTCTGCTACCCATGCATTTGCGTTGTTGCAAGATTTGCCTTCAATTTCAATACGAAGTTCAGCAATCTTTCCATTGTCACCAACGATGATAACATAGTCAGCATCAGTCTGAACACCGTTCTTGTCAACGAGCTTCAATCCATCAACCTTGAATGCATCACCCTTCTTAGCAGTACCAGTTACGCTCTTGATTGGTTCAAATCCAACAACTTCACCATCAGTAGTTACTGCAGTAAGAGTTACAGATGCGGTACGAGCACTAGAACCAACAACTACCGGCATGTAAGATTCAGTAACGATGGTAGATGCACCATACTTACCGAGCCAGTTATCACGGTAAAGGTCCTTAGCAATGTCTGGGTTATTGAAAGCGCCAAGTGCCTTAGCAGCAATCTTTGTACCAACAGTAGGATTGATGAAGGTAACCTTATTACCAACTGCGCCAGTCATGTCCAAAGCACCCTGTGCTTCAGAAAGAATTTCAAGACCAGCAACACCAACAACAGCCTGAGATGCCTGGAATACAGTCTTATCAATAGCAGCCTTTTCTACACCACGAGCAACGGAACGACCATGAGGAAGAGCAATCTGGTCCTTGAAGGATTCAACATCGCCGAACTTATTCCAAAGAGTCAATTCGCAGTCGTTAAGAGCTGCATCACATACGATTTCGTATTCAATTTCGTTAATTGCGTCATACTGAGCAGCAAGACCTGCCTTACCATCAGTTGCAGATGCAATACGAGTCTTACCTGGGTCAGGAATGTAGACGGAATACTTATTACCGTACTTCTTATTTTCCATCTGGTCCATAGGAACATAGGAATGTGCTTTCTTCAAGTAAGGACAGTTAGCATACACTGCGGTAGCAATCATCTTTACTTTCTTGTTATTACTAAATGTCTGATCATTTGTAGCCATAATTTTTTATCCTTATAAAATGAATTGTTAATACATCATGTCCAACAAAGCTTTAGGGTCACTGAAAATGTCTTTTTTAACCTCTTTGTTAATTCCAGGTCTTCCGATAGGCTTTACTGGTTGAACATTTGTTCTATTGTTATTTATATCAGTTCTTGACAGTCTTTCAGCCAACTCTTCAATCTTACGCATCCTGTCACCAGGAGAACGTGGAATTGCATGACCGTCAGGTGTCATACCGATAGTGAAAATGTCTTGTACTGTCTTTTTGTTAGTAGCAAGTTCGTACATAATCTTAGGTCCAATCGGAGAGAAGATAATGTAATTTGACAAATCTTGGTCACTATCAATCATAGCCCCTAGTCCAGCTTTCATGCCTTCACCAACCTTTGCTCGCCAATCTGCTTCTGCTTCAGGAGTATTATAGATTGACTTAACGCTTTGGTCTAGCATATTTCTGTATTCAGCATCAACTTGAGCCTGACGCTGTTCTTCTTCCTGTTGCTTCTGGTATTCAGCAATTTTTGCTTCAAGAGCTGCATTGACTTGTTCATTAGCGAGATACTTAACGTATTCATCGTCATACTGGAAGTCTGCACGAGTCTTAGGAGCATATTTTGCAGGATTCTTAACTTTGTCAATTTCTTCAGCTAGTCGCTTGTCAAATTCTGCTCTAAGATT